TATGGACAACAATTTAAAGATTTAGTAGAAGATTATATGTCCCTCTGGATTGTAAAAAATTTGCTAATAGATGATATTAAAGCAAGAGGGGTTAGCATTAAGTGGAATAATGGTGGTGGGCAAAGTGGATACAAGAAAAATGATAGCATAGCTGAACTTAATAAAACTAATGCACAAATGCTAAAACTTTTAAATGAATTAGGAATTAAAGCTACTGTAGCAGATGGTGGTGATGATGATGAATTATAAAGTTTATTGTCATATATCACCAAATAATAAGATCTATATAGGAATAACTCAACAAGAACCTAAACAAAGATGGCAAGGCGGAAATGGGTACAGAAAAAATTTACATTTTTATAGTGCTATTAAAAAATATGGATGGAATAATTTTAAACACATTATCTTATTTGATAAACTTACAAAAGAAGAAGCTGAGAAAAAAGAAATTGAATTAATAAAACAATATGATAGCACGAATATAAATAAAGGATACAACATATTAGAGGGTGGTAATGCAACTTCCGGCTTAAAAGGTGAATTAAATGGAATGTACGGAGTTCATAGATACGGAAAAGAAAATCCTAACTATGGTAAAAAACATAGTGCTGAAAGTAGGAAAAAAATTAGTGAAAATCATGCTAATATGAAAGGTGGGAATAATCCTAATGCAAAAGCAATAAGAAATAAATCAACAGGTGAAATTTTCCCATCTGCAAGAGAGGCAAGTGAAAAATACGGAGTTACTCCTAGTGCAATATCATCTTCTATCAGAAGAGTAAATAAATGTGTTGGATGTTATTGGGAATATATAGACAATCCTCAAAAAATTGAAAACATAGAAAAAATGGTAAAGGAAAGAATAACAGGCAGAAAAGGGTATAAAGTTAGAAATATGGAAACCGGAGAGGTTTTTAGAAGTCTAGCACAAGCAGGAAAAACAATCAATAAAGGATCTGAATCAATAAGCAGAGCTATAAAAAGAAAAGGTAAAAGTGGCGGATATCATTGGGAATATGTATTAGAAAAAGGTTAAATATTAATGAAATATATTAGAGAATATCTTGAAATTATAAAAAAAGAACCTTTTACAATGTGCAAAGAACAAAAAAAATTCGCTACATTTATTGAATATGTATTAGAAACTGAAAAAGATAATTTATATATAGATGAAAAAAAAGTTGAAAAATATATGAGTTATATAAAATATTTTGAATTTGACCTATTCCCTTGGGAAAAGTGCTTACTTGTTCTTTGCCTTTGTTTATATACAAAAGATTGTAATTTACCAAGGTTTGATACTTCATTTATATTAGTAGGTCGAGGGGCAGGTAAAAATGCTTTCATAAGTTTTCTTACATTTTGCCTTTTGACCGAAACTAACGGTATTCATAATTATAATATAGATATAATAGCTAACTCAGAATCACAGGCTACTACAAGTTTCAACGATGTATATAATGTATTAACTAAACCTAGCATAAAAACAAAAATGAAAAGAAATTTTTATTGGAATAAGGAATGTATCACTAATTTAAGAACTAAAAGTCAATTAAGGTATAAAACAAGTAATGCTAAGAGTGCGGATGGATTAAGACCAGGGGCTATTATATTTGATGAAATACATGAATATGCTAATTTTGATTTATTAAACGTACATACTACTGGACTGGGGAAAGTTAAAGACCCAAGGATATTTTACATAACAACAAATGGTTATGTAAGAGATAGTGTTTTAGATGATTTATTGGATACTTCACTAAAAATATTGGATTTTCAACAAGAAGATAATGGCATGTTACCATTCATATGTAGACTTGACGATATGGATGAAGTACATGATGAAAAAAACTGGTTTAAAGCAAACCCATCTTTATATTATAGACCAGGATTATTAAAACAAATAAAAAAAGAGTATATAAATTATAAAAAAAATCCATATACAAACAGTTCATTCATGACCAAAAGAATGAATTTACCTATGGCAAAAACTAAAGACATAGAAGTTACTACATGGGAAAATATATTAGCAACAAATAAAGAAATACCAAATTTAGAGGGAGCAAGTTGCGCTATAGGAATAGATTACACAAAAGTTAATGACATGATGAGTGCAGGATTACTTTTTTTAAAAGGTGGAGTATACTATTGGATAACTCATAGCTGGTTTTGCACTAATTCTAGAGACAAAGATAGGATAAAAGCACCTTTAGAACAATGGGCAAGTCAAGGGCTATTAACAATCATAGATGATATTGAAATTAACCCAGATATGGCTACAGAATGGATACAAGAGCAATTAATTAAGTATAATTTTTTAAAATTAGGAGTAGATAATTTTAGACTTGCATTACTAAGTAAATCTATAAAGAATATTGGAATAGATGCATCTGACAAAGAACAGGTTAAAATAATTAGGCCAAGTGACATTATGAAGATTGTACCAGTAATAGATAGTTTATTTAATAATCATCAAATTGTATGGGGAGATAATCCTCTAATGAGGTGGTTTACAAATAATACAAAGTTAACTGATAAGACTTTAGGAAACTATGTATATGATAAGATAGAGCCTAAAAGCAGAAAAACAGATGGATTTATGGCTTTTGTTCATGCTATGATTGCAGCACAAGATACATTAGAGGATGAGGATAATTCAGAATTATTCTTTATGTCACCATTAGTATTCTAAAAGGAGGTGAGAAAATTGTGAGCATAAAAACATGGTTTAAAGACTTTCTAGGAAATGCTAAAGATGAAAATGGGGAAATAATAGAAAGTGTAATAGAAGAAAAAGTACAGGAAATATATTATAAAGAATTAGCAATACAGACAGCTATAACATATATTGCTAATGCATTAAGCAAATGTGAAATAAAAATATATGAAAATAACAAAGAAGTTAGAAATGACATATACTATACATACAATATATCCCCTAATGTAAATGAAAATAGCAGTCAGCTATTACATAAAGCTATTGAAAAAATGGTATATAATAAAGAAAGTTTATTAGTAGAAGCTACTCCTAATAATTTAT